TTTCTGTAATCCCTGCACCGTGCCGTGATATGCTTTTGCCGGGTCAAAGGCGATATTCCGACAGTTGTATTTTTTGACGATGGCGTAAATCTGGTCTACATGGGTGTCTATGTCGATGACATTGCCCTGGGTGGTGAATATCCTGCCCTCCTTCACCCATTTTTTGTAATCCACGCGGTCCGCCTCCTCGTCCACTTTCGCCTCTGGAATCCAATAATGCACCTTTACAGCCTTCAATTCCGGGAAATACAAGGCCAATGCCGTGATGTCGACATGGCTGGCCAGGTCCAACCCGGCATAACAAGTCTGCCCGATCAAATCCTCATCAGTCACCCCATGACTGCACTTTACCACCAACTCATCGGGAATCCATACAGTGGGCGCATCGACCCAGACATTCAGATTTTTTGTTTTGAAATTTACCTCCTCCGATCCTCCCCGGTTGACCGCCGAATTAAATTCTTCATTCAGATATTCCGCCTTTACACTAACCCCTAAATTCGGATTTGACTTTACCCAATTCTTCGGGTCTTTCCAATCGTCGGATTCATCCAATGTGAAGATGATAACGAAGGTATTTTCCTGATCCTTTATCCCGGCCAGTACATCAATGTAGGTCCGGCGCAAACCAAAGCATGGGGATGTTTTGTCAAACCCCGCCGTGGTGATCATGAAGATCATCGGTTGACGCCTGGCCCCAGTTGCCGACTTCAATACGTTGTACAGATCATCTGTTTTGTGGGCGTGGTATTCATCAACCACGACAAACGATGGGTTAAGTCCATCCAACTTTTTACTGTCTGCGCTCAACGGTTCCATCTTTGAAAGGCTGGATTCCATTGTTACCGTCAACTGGTATGTTTCGCAAATACCGGAAAGGAATGATGATTTTGCTACCATGTTTTTCGCTTCGGACCAGCAGATTTTAGCCTGTTCATGTTTTGTGGCGGCCATAAATATCTCCGCTCCCTGCTCCCCATCGGCGATCATCATATACAGGGCCAGTGCGGCGGCGAATGTTGTCTTTCCATTCTTCCGGGCCACCTCAACATAAGCATAACGAAAACGGCGGGTGCCATCGGTGCGCCTCCACCCAAATAGGGACCAGACAATGAACGCCTGCCACGGGGATAATTCAAACGGGTGACCGGAAAACTCACCTTTAGAATGTTTCAATCGCGAAATGAAAACCAACGCCTTCAATGCCGCCCGATCATCGAACCGGTAACCCATTGCATCGGCTGATTTGAGGTCTGCGATATGCCTTTCAACTGCCTGCCGTTCGTATTTTCCGGTATGGCGGTGACCGTTCAGCACATCATCAATGTACTTCTCAACCGTGGCAATATGGTTTTTGTATTTATTCAACCGTTGAACTCATCCAAAAATTGTTGAAACTCGCTTTTCTCTTCTTTTACAACATGGAACTTTAACCGGGCGGCAGGGGTTAAACCGAAATCGGAAGATAGGCGGTAAAACTTTTCATAAGCCTCATTTCGCGCCGCCTTCATCCTTTTGTAAACCTGTGCCGATTCCTTACTCATCACGGCCCGGGTCGGTACGGTTTTAAGTTCTATGGTCAGGTCGTAATACGTTCCGTATTCGTCACACATGGCCACGAACGCCGGGAAATCAATCTCCGTTAATATTCCCAATGATACCAGCGTATCCCCGACCGTTTTGTAAATCTTCCGCGCCGCCTTGTTAAAATGCTTTGGCGGCACCGGGATTTTATTAATCTTTTCGATGTTCAGTTCATCCCGCATTCTGATTGGTTGATCCGTTCCCCGCAATCGCTTTAACTGATTAGGGATTGGTTTCCTTCCTCGTGTCATTTCGTTTATAATTAAATGAGTATGTTGTGTATATGTACGGAAAAACCGTATATATAAATAGTTATATGAAATGCCTTGCTGACCGTTTCCAATTGAAAATCCGTTAAGGAAAAACAAAAAGAAAAAAGCCACCGCACTTTTAAAACATTGTAAGTTGTTGTTTGTATTCATTATATCTCTTTAATCCAACTTCAAAGTATTCTTTGTCAAGTTCACAAATATCTAAATCAAATCCTTCCTTATCACAAGCGTGTGCTATTGTCATACTACCTCCGTGTGTATCAAGTATTTTATCGCCTTCCTTCGCATATTTTTGCAATATCCAACGGTAAAGGTCAATGGGCTTTTCTGTGGGGTGTAAACCACCTCTATTGTTATTTAGTTTAGCCCTGCTGTATTCATAAACACGCAACGCTTTATTAAAGCTCGTCCACGCTAATTCCCCGTCAGCTAAACTAAAATCCCTTTGTCCTTTATCCCAAAATATCCACCCCATTGAAGGCGGTAAAAACTCCGTCATATAGTTGCCCCCCCACACGATTTGATTTTTAGATATTCTAAAGAGTTGCTCCCAGTATTCGGGTGGTGGTATTTCCTTATCCCAGTCTTTACTTTCCCTTACTGTCCATCCTTTACCTGTATGCGTTTTTGCAAAGTTAATACCGTATGGTGGGTCAACTATCGCAAGGTCATAATGCTTATCGGGTTTAGTTTTCATAAACTCAATGCAATCAATATTATAAAAATTTATTTTCGCCATCGCTTTTTTCTTTTTGTTTTTCTGTTTAGTGTTTCAATTCAAAATTCTGCTAAATAAGTCGGCACTTCATATAACACGTGTTTGGCAAAATGCTCGTTACCTCGCACTATCGCCAAGCACCTTAACGTTATGGGCAATTAGACATCGAAACCTTCCATCATTAATTTGTTATGTAATATTTCGAACCTTTCTCGTGGTGAAAACAGGATATTAAAATCTTCCCATTTTATACCACAAATTAATTCTGATACTTCTTTGAGTGCCATTTTCTGATTAAGCGATAATGATTTATACCAACTAATTGCTGGTGACACATTATTGCTGACAATGGCGGGGAAAGTGCTATTTTGAACGTTTGTGCTATTCATATACTTTGGTTTTAAAATTTAACTTTTGTGCTTTTAAACCGTTACTGCGGCAATAATTGAATCATTATAAGTTCGGTTTGCAAAATAGGTTTGTTACAAATTGAGCAGATGTACTTGCCATTAATCATTGGTGTTTCACGAACTTTTGTGCAAGTGCAAACCGAACTTATAACAGCAGGTTCGTAAAATAATTTTACTACCTCATCTGCTATATTATCAATGTTGCTCAATCCAATAACATACTTGTTTTTCTCCATCTCTTAAGCGTTTTCTTTTAGTGAATACTTAAAAAAATCAAAAAACTTTTTCCCTAAAAAAATGGAACGGGGTTTTATTCCCGTTCCCTTCATTAACACAAATAATTAAAAAACCCACATTGCAAAAGTAATAATATAATTTTTAAAAAAACAAGTTTTTAATGAATATTTTTTTAAACATATTGTTAATCTGTCTAAGTACGTATGATTATCAATAAATTACACAATTATTTAGAATGATTAAAAGTTGCATTTTCACATATCAATTTAGTATGATTTAATATTAAAGAAGTCGTTAATTGTATATTTGTTTTGTATTTTTCTATTAAATGGTTCATAGAGTATCTGGTCTGCTGCCATGTATGTACCTGCAACGGCAACAAAGAGGTCTCTATTAGTCAGGTCTTCTATTCCTTTAATGGCTTTACATTCTTCCAACACTTCAATATGTTTTATTCTATTGCAGTGTGTTTCCAGGTATCTTTTATGTGAGCTAAATATGTTTTGTGCCACTGCTCCTCTATTATAGAATCCAGGCGTATTACGTTTTACGCCAGAGGTATCGTATCCGTGCAGAAGATAACCTAAGTATCCTCTACGTCTAAAGTATTTCCATATCAAGTCAATATTTATTTCAGGGTACATCATTGATTCGTAATAGACGCACATCATTAGCATATCTTCAGCGAAGTCGTCGGGATCTTCAGGGCGGTAAACATATGTACATACTGTTCGATATGTCTCCCACAGGTCAACATGTTTTTCATCGGGGTCTATTTCTTCGTCTCTCAGCATGAATGTAGAACCTGCTCCCATAGAAAGTCTTCTGTTTTCCGTTTTTAGGAATTGATAGGGATCTGCTGAAGAGACGAATTTTATTACCCCAGATGGTTTGTAAGTATTAATCATACCTGTAACATCCCAGATAGAGATTTTTTCTTTACGGTTATTTATTACCGGTAGTAATGATACTTTAAAGCGTCCATTACTTGTTTTTTCAAAAATTACCGTTCCGTCTTTGCGATCATTTAACCATTTAAAGTTGCCTATTTCGATACCAAGAGACGAATTGGTAGCGAATTGAAGTTCTTTTATTCGTTTAGTAATTTTATGTATAGGAAGGCCTGAAACGCCGCCTTCTGAAATAAAGCATTCGTTAAAGGATGTAGGGAACATTCGTACTTCTTCTTCAAAATTTGTTTGCGCATCATGGTTATCTTCTTTCATGTATGCCTTCCTTGCGTTATCAAGATATGTTTTTGCGCCGATGAGTTTGCCATTTACATCTCTTGTAGGATATGGTATTCGCCAAAGGTCATCTTCTGTAGGATCATCAATAACAGGGTTACCATAAATGTCTATAAAACCGTCCAAGCATACATAGGCAGGAATAAAAAGGTTATAAAGACCTGTTATGGTTTCTCCATTATCATTACGTTCTTCCCACATAGAATCTTTACATAGTTTATAAAAATTCTGTCCTCCTTCTTTAATCATTCCTCCTACAGTTGAAGTTTTGATGGTAAGGCCATGTATAATACGTCCATTAGCTTGGCTCAAACATTTTTTAGTAACCATGTGTCTGGCGTAAACATTCTCCTCAAGGCATTTACCTGTTTCATCATCATGATAGAACATTAATTTATCTCCGTCATATGCTCCACGATTGGCTGATGAGGCGTAAGTGATTTTGGATTGCAGGCCGATATCTATATTAGCAACTCCACCTTTGGCAGAAGCGCTTACTGCGATTTGATCGAAATACAGCCTTGTTTTAGGATCGGAATTACCGGTATATCTGGGTTTGAAAAAGAATGCCATCTTTTGCCAGGGAGGTACTAACTTATCTAAAAATACAGTTTTACTTGACGGACCATCCATAGACTGTATTCCCCCATGAGCATTGAGTGTGCGGGAGATAATTTCATAATTTATACATTGTGCCTTGTATGTAGCTCCCTCCCGACGATGTTTGGGATAATTAAATCCGTAACACAATCTGCGACCAAGACAAACACCGTTAGGTAATTTTGTGTCGGTATAACAAAATCTGGCAAAATGAAACCATAGATAATCTCTGTAGCGATAATCAGGGAGACCGATATCCAAATGCCAATAGCCACAATAAAAATAATGCCAACCATCCATATAGGTGGCTTTACCATTGTTAAAAAACCAATAACCGTTAAGACGCCTATCCCATTCTCTTTTTATCCATTCTATCTCTTTTGAATATTCATGCTGGTTATTGTAAATAGCATTATTTAGTTCCTCAAGCGTATTATGTTTAGAAAGTAACTGTTTCAGTTTTACAGGTAATTGAGGGGCATGCCATCGTTGTTCTTTGGGGGGTAAACCATAACCATCAATAAGTTTTTCATCAGGCTGCTTAGGCAGATAAACCCTAATAGTTTTAAGTGTGTCATCTTCCTTATTAAAGTCAATATATTTATCGGCAGGTTGATATTTAAACTGTTTACTCATTTTCAAACTGTAAAGTCATATAAAGAGGCAATCTCTTCGGGCGATATCCCAAGAATAGATGAATCAACAAATTCATAAAGTGTTCGATGCAGATCGTGAGATTCGCCTAAAAGAACCTCTTTTAACTCTTTGATGGAATTTTTAAGCGTATTAATGTTAAAGATCATGTCCTTAGTCTTTTCTTGATCAACATCTCCCGCTAATATCTTTTCCTGTTGTTTACGCAACGCCTCCGAATAGGCTATAAGTGTTGAATAATCCTCATTGTTAATCATAGTAATATACCTAACTATCATTCGATTAACACAGGCATTTTCACATAATAATATCTGTTCTATATTTTTAGGAAACTTGCCAGATTTGTTAACAGTAAATCCAGCTATCAATGCAGCCTTTACACGTTGCTCAAGTATTGTTTTGTAAACATAACGAATAGGAGAATTAATATCAAATGCAAGAACTATGTATCTGAATAATGTGTCAAAATCTATTTTTTCATCCGTTTTGGAAAATTCATCATACTTGCTAAGTAAAGGTAAATGTTTTTTGTAATCAGGCTTAATATCATAAATAGGAACAAATAGCTTTTTAAAATCATGATCCGAAAATCCGTATTCCTCATAAATGTTCATAAAGCAATTAACAATTAGTAATTAACAATCTAAATGTTTTGTGTAATAAACGCCGCCATCACCTAATCTATAGAGGTGGAAGACGTAAAGCCCCTGCATGATATATATAGGAAATCCTTTATCAAGAACTGATTGTGTGAATTGCCAATCAATACCTTTCAAACCTTCATTAAACCTTATCTCATTCCATACCTTTTTGGAAATAATACTGATAAGCATTGATGTTCGCATGTGGGCTTGAGTAACAAAATATCCGTATTTACGCCTTCTTTTAAGAGCAATCTTCTTGTGTCTTAAAATATTAGCATCTGATGATATTTTTTTATCTATCCGTTGTTCAGGATTACCTATTCGATTAGTAACACAAGTAAAAATTGCACCATCGTAATTTTTAGAAATAACGTTAGAAATAAAATGACCAAAACTATTTTGAAAAAACAAAATATCACCATCCATAATACAAACGTAATCGGCTTTCGACTGTTCAAATATCCGATTATATTCTTTACCAAGATTCTTGTCAAAAGCATAAGGAACAACAAAATCTATACTTGCCGGTAAATCATTGCATGAACCGTAACCCTTTTTATCAACAACGGCTACAACCTTATCTATCCATTCAACTTTTCTGTAAGAACTTAAATGCTTAATAAATCTGTAATCAGCCCTTCGTTGATTATCAAATTCCGACCGTAATCCTTCAGTATGAAAAATAAAACAGTGCATAGCAATATGGCATTCCGTTATCGTTTCCCAATATTCATCTTCTGGAAGTGAACGCCCAAAATAATTAGATTTGAAAATATAAACAACCCTTTTATCTGAAAGTTTAAAATCCATATCTAAAACTGTATCATCATCATCAATAATCCACACCCACCCTTCGGCTTTATCAAGAAGCTTATTAAGATAAAGATTATAATAAAAATCCCTGCTACCCTTAATAACAAAAATAATCTCAAAATCAAGATTGCTTTGTAAAAGTATCTCTTTAGAATAATTTTCTGAATTTTTGTTATCAACAGAAACTAAAACTTTAATTTTATAGTTTCCTTTGGCATGACAAATACTGTCAATACACCTCTTAAAATAAAAAGGCCTATCAGAAGTACGAATAAGAATATTTAAAGTCTGTTGTTCAGTCTGTTGTTCAGTCTGTTGTTCAGTCTGTTGTTCAGTCTGTTGTTCAGTCTGTTGTTCAGTCTGTTGTTCAGTCTGTTGTTCAGTCTGTTGTTCAGTCTGTTGTTCAGTCTGTTGTTCAGTCTGTTGTTCAGTCTGTTGTTCAGTCTGTTGTTCAGTCTGTTGTTCAGTCTGT